TCAGTGCGGCACTCCGCCCATATCAGGGAGCGGTCGCAGCGGTAAGCGGGCATATCAATGTACATGAGACAGGGGCCCTCGCTGGCACAACTGTGTGGCAACGGCAATATCATGTGTGATGAAGAGCAACGCAGGCGGAGCTCTCATCGTGGAACCCTGAACTAATATCTGCAAAACCTGCTGCTGGCTAATCACATCCAGTGCCGTCGTCGGTTCATCAGCAACCAGCAGGCGATTATCACGAAGAGGATCAAGGAGAAAACGAAGCTTCCAAGTCCACCACTGGATGCCTTTTTACGACTTTTTGAACCGCCGATTTTTGTACGTTTCGATATGCCTGTACCGGGAATCGACGTGTTGATGTACGTACCTCTTTTTCCTGTTGATGCGCTGAGACCTTTCCCTCCAACCGAAACGCCAATGCCCGATTTCGACAGATTGAGGTTCACTCCTTTAGCGATCTTTACTCGTTTTCTGAAAGTCCACCCCATGTTTTACCTCTTTAAAAAAAAAACGTATCGGACATGTGTCTCTGGTTTTCTCAGGACAAGGAAAAGTATATCTGAAACCTATTCGCTGTCAATTTTTCCCGTGCACAAAGACTGGCGGAAGCCACTTGAGGAAAAATCTCTGCTTGTCTCGGTTCTCCTTCCGAGGCCCAGTCCAGAAGCCGTGCCAATGACCACGACGAAGGTGCGGGCGAACTGAACGCCCCGTTGGGGCGCTAGGATCGCTCTTGGCGACGCCTTCCCTGAGCATGGCCCCAAGTTCGTGGCCCACTTCGATGACTCGGTTTCGATCGGCAGGAAAGAGCCGCTCTTCGCCCTTCGTAACCTTGGGGCGAGGGAAGGAGGGCTCCCAGTCCGGGGCGTCTCGGTCTCGAATCTCCGCTTCGTCCGAGCAGACGTAGAGAACTAGAGACACGGCCTTTTTCAATAGAGAAAGGTCCTCTCCCAAGAGTTCCGCGTACTCTGCCTTCACCTTGTCGCTTCCTCCGGCGATCTTCTCGTACTCCTTCAAGCTTTCTTCGAACGACTTTTCGACCGTCCCGGCAGAAAGGGAGATGTAGAAGGGGATCAGCTTCTCTCCCGCGCAGAAGACAAAGCGAAGCTCGACCTTTCCTGCGGACACGTACTCAAGCGACACGAAGACTCCCGAAACGGCTTCGCCTTGCATCTCCACGAAAATGCTCCACTCCGGCAGTCGGAGAAGAACCTCTTCGGGCAGATCGCCAGAGAAGGGCGTCTCGATCAGCTCGCGGTAGACGTCCGGGTCGAACTTGTAGATGCTACGGGAGTATCGCCATGGAATTACAGTGATGGCACAGGTGATGTCGGTCACTTTTTGCAGATCGCGCCGGGAGCGTATGACCGACGTGGCCCACGCAGTAAAAGGCGCGAAGCACCACCGAGGCCATTGGTCGTGGCTAGACCGGATCTTATCGATGTCTCGGCTTGAAATTCCGAGAGACCGCATCAGTGTCGAGACATGCGTCTCAGGTGACATGGCGTTTCTCCTCAAACTCCGAAATTCTACGAGACTGGTGTGCACTCCGTCATTTTGCCTCTTCTTTTACGTACTCTTCGATTTTCTTAGTGAGAGATTCAAAGTACATCTTTGCGAACGCAAGCCGAACGTCCACTGCTTCCGGCTCGTTGTCGGCGAGGGACTTTTCGATGCGATGAAGACTGCGGTGGAGGGTTTTGATGTCCCACAGAATCTGCGCCTTCGGTTCCTCGGATGTGATATCTGGGACCTCCTCGACCTCGTCTGGGTGGAATCGGAAGATGAAGCGCGGGGCAAGATGTCGAAAGCGATCGTCGTCAACCCTAGCGAGCCCGCCGAATTTCACGCCGGGGCCGCTCAGGGAATGCAGAAAGAGCTTTTCTTTCTTCTGCAACTGGACAGAAAAGTCGCCGTCGGAGATTTCGTCGAGCTTCTGTTGAAGCTCCTTGTCTTTCAGTCTTAATTTCATTTTTTTGCTCTTTGGAAAATATCGATGCACAAGTCCACGATGGTAAGCCCCGCCGCCAGGCAGAATAGGAAGGTGAAGAGCACGCCAAACACGACGATCTCGATCACCTTCACGACGATTGCGAAGGGCGCGAGGATCAGGACGAGCAGGACGTCCGTCATAGTTAGTCTTCTGCGTGACATTGATCCTCTCTGAATAAAATGGATATGGCTCTTTGGTTCTTGAGAGTGGACATGAATTCTTCGTAAAGATCGAATTCGAGCTTCGGTGGAAGCTCCGCCCCGAAGTCGGCAAGAATCCACAATGTTTGGAGATTGACGAAATATATGATTTGAAAAGCGACGTACCCCGCGAAAATCTGCACGTTCTTGTTCTTGTGCATCCTCCATGCCTGGTACAGAGCAAGCCATTCGATAACCCGAAGGGTCTTGCACTTTGGGCGTTGGTACTTAAATTCGATCTTCGCGGATTCGTAGTAGATTTCTGCTCTGCCGAAGTTTTTAGCTCTGCCGAAGTCAACGAATCCCCGACCGGGGTAGGCAGAAGGGAGGGCGTCGTTCAAGAGTCGGTCTTGTTCTTCAGTCAGGGTGATTGAAACCCTTTTGTCATAAACGGTAAAGTCTCCGACTTCCGGTTCAACAATCTTCAAGTCATCAAACATCCCTTTTAGGTTGTTCATTCATTGCGCTCCATAAAGAGAGGCCCCGCACACCCCAGGAAGAGGAGCGGGGCCGAAGGTCATTCGATAAAGCGGAAATAGGTCTTCCAGTCCGACAAGTCCTCTTCAGGAATCTTGTGTTGGATGACTCCCTGCAAGCCTCCCATTGGAGGGTTGAACCACTCCAGAGGGCTCCCCTTGGCGAAGACCTTTTGGTAGGGGTGGACATAGCCGAAAAAGTCAGGGGATGGTTCGTCCTCGTAGGGCTCCACAAGGAAAGACTCCATCCAGTCCTGAAGTTTCTTCGGGTCAAGGGAACAGGCGACGATTCTTTGTCGATCTACCTGGCCCCGCATGTCGCTCAGGCAAAGAACGTAAATCCTCATGTTGGTTTCCTTTGTCACGGGTTCTGCTGTTGTGCGGCTTCGTAGTCCGCGAGCCATGGGTCAGGTTCGGGCGCTCCTGTGTCGGGCTGATCCTCGGGGGCGATGGTCTTCGCTTCGGCAGGTGCTTCGGGCTCTAGGTCCGTCACCTCCTCTTCAGGGGTGACGTGGTGGAGCTCCTGTCCCTTGTCAACGAAGGCCGCGTCAAGAAAGTCGTTCTCAGTGACAGCTTCGCCACGGTCGGACTTCTCGTCGATCTCTACCGCACGCATCGCTTCGATTGAAACGGGAAGGTACTTGAAGAGTCTGCGGACGACGGTCTTGCGGGCCATCTCTTCCCAGTGCGTCACCCAGGGGCCGCGCGTGCCTGCCTTCGACTGCTTGCGGACGGCTTCGATCTCTGCGCGGCTCATCACCTCGAACTGGACGCCGCCGCCCTGTAGCTGTGCCACTGCGTAGACGTAGACCACGGGGCCTCGGTCGGCCTGCGCAGAGGGGCGGTGCTTGATGTCGGGGTGAAGACCGAGCTCGTAGACAAACTCGTCTGCCTGATGCACGCAGTAGGCGTTGATGGAGACGATCTGTCCCGAGCGGCGCGCGAGGTCAATCATTCCGCGATAGCCGATGATGAGCTGGCAGTTCGGCAGACCGTCCCTCGCCTTGCCATTTCCGTAGGGAAGAAGGTAGCAATGCCCGAGGGCGCTGCCAGGCTCGAGGCCAAGCTGCGCACACTGGAGGACGGCTCCGAAGAAGCTTGCCTGATTGCAGGTCAAAAGCTTGGGCTCCTTACGGCATTCCGTCATCACGATTCGGGTGAGTCGGTCGGCCGTCATGCTCTTCGGAAGAGCGAGGGCCATCTGCGCCTTGAACTCTGGGCTCTTGATGATGCCCATGATGGTGGTCGGCTTCTTGGCTTCGGCGACGGCGGTTTGCGCGGACTTAGCCGGGGCGACGGCCTTGCGGAGTTGTTCGGTGGTGCTCATGTGTGCTCCTTGTTGTTACGCGGAAAGGCGGAAGACGCGGGTTTCGGAGGTCTTCACGTAGGTCGCGTAGGTTTCCGGTTGTTCTTTCTTGAAGCGGGTTGTGTCGAAGCGGGTGCTCTTCTGAGCCTTGAAGGTGCAGGCCTTTTCGCCCGCGATGAGGAAGCCCGTCTTCTCGCCGAGCGCCGCGCAGATCCGATCCTTGACGATCTTCTGCTCGGCCTCGAGCGCCTTGACTTGCTCGACCAGATTTCGCAGCTCGCCGATGTCGGTGGCCACCTCGTTGGTCGCTTCGACCATCTCGCCGTCATCCTTGGCGAAAAGCTTCTGGACCTCTTCGGCGGTGTGCGGCTCGGGCGGGACATGCTTCTGCACGTGCTCGAACCAAAAGGATCGGCACTGCTCCTGCAGGGCGGCGATGACTTCGTCGTCACGCTCAACGCGGTAGATGCGGAAGTCCTGACCTCCGAGCAGAGCCGCGACGTAGCAGACGCTTGCGCCAGTGACTCCGAGGTACCACTGCACTTGCGTTTCGTAGTAGATCGGGATCTTGTGGTCGGAGACGACGTTTCCGGCAATGATCTCGCTTTCCTGCGACGGGCCCCACTGGTCGGCGATGTAGCTCGATGCGGTTTTGCACTCGAGGATCGCGTCGGTCGTGAGAAGGCGCCCCGTCTCGACCTGCTTGGCTTCGTCCTGCACGCGGACGGTGCCGGAGATTGCAGGATTCACCACGGCGCGATCGATGTTGGCGTGCATCCATCTTTCGCGGGAGAGCTGCTTGTTGACGCGCTGCACCTTCAGGCCCGTGCGCTCCTGGAACTCCTTGGCTACGATGTCTTCGAGCTTCGTTCCCCAGTAGGCCGCCTGGCTCTGCTCGCCGTCGGGCGTCTCGCCGAGCTTGTCCTTGAAGACGTCGAGCGGGCTTTTGAACTTGGACAACCCGAGGATGGCGGCGACGTCGCTGCCGCCGATGCCGGTGCGCCTTTGCGCAAGCCAGTCGGAACGAGAGAGTTCGGTCATTTGAAGAGTCCTTTGATGATCGCCCAGAGACGGGCGAAAAAAGAGGCGGGCTTTTGGGGCTCGCCTCTGGGAATGGGTTGGTGTTTCGGCTTCACTCGGCGCGTGTAGCTCCGTCGTCTGCGTCGTCCGTAGGGCATCATTCGACCACCATCATGATGAGGGTCCCGATGCCGCAGAGCGCGAAGAAGGCGGCGGCGAGGCACGCGAGGAAGAGAAGCGTCTCGGCGGCGCTGGCGATGAAATCGCAGGTGCGCCACCACGCCGCCACGTCGTCGTCATGCGTGTCCATGGGTTGCCTCGATGTAGCAGAGCTTCGCGCTGTAGGCGTAGAAGCGTTTGTGAACCTCCTTCACGAGGGCGTCAAAGATGCGCTCGGCTTCGGCGAGCTCCTCGGGGGACTCGAAAGTCACGTGCTGGATGTCGTCGTGAGTGAAGATCCTGATCTCGTCCAGAGCGTCGAAAAGGCGCTCGCCTTCTTCGCGCTCGGCCTCGATGATCGCGTCCTCGAAGGGATCTTCCTCGTCGTCCCAGGGATGACTATCACAGTAGTCCATGTTTCCTCCTTTCTTCGATGTCCTCGAGCTTGCGCTCGTAGGAGTCGAAGGCTTCGCGGGCCTTCTCGACCAACTCCTCAAAGGAGTTGCGTGCGGCCTCCAGGCCGATCGAGGTCTGGACGAAGTCGTCGTTGAAGTCGTTCTCGACTTTCTCGGCGATCGCGTAGCATGCGCGGACGACCATCGTGCCGTCATTTCCGGCGAGGTCGTCGAGCGCTCGTTCGTAGGGTGTAAGGCCGGGCCACGAGGGCTCGGGAGCAAACGCGAGCGGTGCGCGCGGGATGTCGAAGTGTTCAAACATTTCGTTTCTCCTGAGTCTTGAGAGCTCTCTTCTCGCTGACGGTCATCTCTGCTCCAAAGCAGTAGCCCAGCGTGAAGGCTCGCGAGAAGGTCTGAAGCATGAAGGTCCGGAATCCCGCGATTCGCAGAAGCCCGATCTTCATGAGGTAGGTGTGGAGGAATTCGTCTGAGACGCCAAGGTGTCCGCTCGCGTGCATGCCACGTCGGAAGTGGAACTGCGCGTCCTTGTCGAGGTCTGCGTACGGCACGACGACTTCCTGCGGAGTGAGGTCTTCGATCGGGATGTCGGCCATGATGTGCCTCCTTCTGTCAGTGGGTCGCCTTCCATAGGGTGCCGAGCGCCCAGAAGAAAGCGGTGGGGAGGCACACGATGAAGGCGGCCGCGACGGTCCAGAAGAGCGCCTGCGCCGGGGTGATGTCGTGGGCCTTGGCTGCGAACATCACGTCGACGTATGCGGCGTGAAGCTTGGCGAGGATCGACTTCATGGTGTGCTCCGAAAAGAAAAAGCCCCGCGACCTGGTGAGAGGCCGCGGGGAAGGTGTCGCTGAGTCGTCGGTGGCGTCAGCGGTGAGAAAGGTCCGCCGCACCGCGCACGAGGAAAAGCCGTCCGTGAGGGGCATGCGCGGCGGGCGGGAAGATCTTTCGAAGCCGCCTGCACTGGCATCGTGCCGATCAAGGTCAGATTGCAAGTTGAAGAACGCAGGCGGCTTCGAGAGAAGGAGCGGAGCGACGGGCGAAAGAGGAAGGAGAACCGCCTGCCGCCCCGCGAGAAGTTCCTTTGAAGGCCCCGCCCGCCCAAAATGACCGAAAGAGAGGACAGAGCCTTCAAGGGAACCTCTGTCGAGGTTTCCTTTGGCCTCACCGCATCCTCGGCCTCGGATCCAACTGCCCCCTTGCGGGTTACCTCTTCACCGGCCTACGCGCGGCCCTCGACGGGCTTGATGCGGCTTGCACCTCCTCCGTGCGCTCTCGGACTCGCCGCATCGGGATCTGCGGGTCTTCGCCGTCTTCGTCCTGACGTGCGCTTGCGCGTTTAGCCAGAACGGACCGAGGGTCTTCCTCGGCGCATCGACGACAACCTTTCGTTGTCTTCGATGAGGAGATACTACATCTGGTTTTTGTTGTTGTCAAGTGCAGGTTGTCTTCTTGTGTGAACTAATGGTTTCTTTGGAACAAAAAAACGCCCGATAAAATCGGGCGTTGTGGCAAGATGTCAACTTTTGGTTTTGTCGAACGACGAGAGGTGTCGCTTAAAGTTGTGTGCCGTTGAAGACGTAAATGACCTTTCCGATGATCGTCATTGAATCGATGGCGTCTCGGTCGATCGCCTCCGGCGAGTAGCGAGGATTGTCAGAAATCATAGTGAGCGTTCCAGAGACGTTCCTTTGCACTCGCTTCAGAAAGATCTGGCCGAAAGATTGGATGCAGTAGATACCGTCGGCTGTGATCCTCGTCTGATTTCCGTCGACAAGAGCAAAAGCACGGTCGAGGATGGTCGGTTCCATGCTGTCTCCTGTGGCATGAACGATGTGAAGCTGAGTAAGGCTTGTCACACCAGGTAAGTTGCGAACGAAGGTCGGCACGAAGTCAACTGCAGCCACGATTTGTGCATCGTGTGATCCACAACCGCCTCCGCACGAAGCGTCAATGTCCAGCACAGGCACACGTATGAAGTCAGGATTTTCTTGATCGTCTGGACTTACCGATCTGAATGGCTTCACGGTCAAGGCTGCGTTTTCGTCGCCGACGAGGTAGTCGGTAGAAACACCAAGAAGCTTCGCGAGTTTTCTGAGGTTCTCATAGCTCATGGATCCGCCGCGCGCCCACTTCTGGACGGCTTGTTTAGACACGCCCAAAGAGCTTGCGACTTGCTCCTGAGTAAGTCCTTTTTCGGAAATTGCGGCTCGGACGTTTGACATATCTACTCCCTGTGAAAGTCACATTGTCAACCTTTCGTTGTCATAAAGCAAACAAGGACAGGTTGCAACTTATGGTTGTTACGTGTAGACTTCTGACAACTAGGAGTTGCTATGACCAAGAAATATTTTTCTGCCGAGACTCCTGTCCGACTTGCCGTGAGGAAGGCTGGTGGCGCGCGACGCGTCGCCGAGCTTCTAGGAGTTCGTCGACAGGCTGTCTATAAGTGGATTAAGCGGGGCGTCGTTCCGCCCAAGCGCGTTCTTGAGCTCTCGAAGGCGGCCGACATGCCTCCGTATGCTCTCAATCCCGAGGTCTTCTTATGATGTTCGTTCAGTGGCACATCGGAGACTGGGTCTCCAGGACGTCGCTTCTTTCCGCAACCGAGCGAGGCGTCTACTTCGACCTTCTCATCAGGTACTACAGCGTAGAACGGCCGCTTATGCAAGACGAGTGCACACGCATTGCACGTGCATACGACGAGCATGAGCAAAAGGCGTTGCAATACGTTCTTTCTGAGTTCTTCACGCTTGAAAACGGTGCATTCCGTCACAACCGGTGCGAGAAAGAAATCGCAGAGTTCCGCGTACGGAGCGAGAAACGCTCGCGGGCGGCAAAAGCACGTTGGTCGAAGAGCGGCAAGGGTTCTGATGGAATACATGAAGACAGTGGTACTTCAATAGAACATTCAAGCGGTTATGCACGTGCACATGCAAATGCAGTAGCAGATGCAAAGCAAATGGAATGCCAACCGTTAACCGTTAACCGTAAACCGATAAAAGAAGAGGGGGAAGGCGAAGGCGCTTCGGCCTCACCGGCTGAAACCGACGGACTCACCGAAAAAACCAAGAAGCGCAGCCGTCGGCGTCCTTCGATCGCTTGCCCGTGGTCGGCCGATGACGAGGTTCCTGAAGACCTCGCTGCTTGGGCTAAGGAAAAGCACCCTTCGGTCGATTGCAGCAAGGAATTCGAAAAGCTCGTCCACTGGGCGCAGTCTCACGACGAACGGCGCCCAGACTGGCCGGCTACTTTCCGCGGATGGATTGCTCGCGCCGAAGGCTACGAAAAGGAGCGCCAACGACGAGGCGCGTACCAGCATAGCCCGCTCTCGGAGCAGGACTACACGTCCTACGACGAGCTGTGGGGCCGCACAGGAATCGTGGAGGGATAAGCCATGTCTCAGGAACTTTCTTCTGTGCCCAGTTGGTTGGGAGAGCGCCTGACAGACCTCTTCGACAGGGTCGAGTGCGAGTGTCCGAAGCACGGACGTTACTTTGGTCGAGTTCGAAAAGGTTCTCAGGAGACGCCACAGTGCCCGCAATGCGCTTCCGAGGCGGCTTCACGGGACAAGGTGGCCGAAGAGATCAAGGATCGCCTACGACGATCCTACGTCGCGCTAGAAGCAATGCTAAAGCCGTACGGTATGTACCGCCCGCGCTACGGAACCCTCGACGCATTCGACGTAAAGGGGGAAAAGACGAAGGATAAGCAGACGGCCATCAAGGCCGCGACGCGCTTTTCTCAGCGGCTTCTCGACCGAATCCAGACGGGAACGCATCCCGAGCTAGGTCTCTTTTTCTTCGGAGAGGTGGGAACCGGGAAGACGCATCTCGCGACCGCTTGTCTCGACGAGCTCGCGAAGCAGGGCATCCCTGGTCTTTTTATCCGGGTCGCGGACCTTTTCGACTTGGTGAACTCTTCATTCGGGGCGGCAAGAGGGGACTTCAGCGTTACTGCCTTCATCGGTCTTGTTTCGCGGATCTCCTGCCTTGTGCTCGATGACGTTGGCGTGCAGAGCTGGTCTCTGTCGGAGCAAAAGAGGCTTCAGCAGATCCTGGAGGGCCGACAAGCCAACGGATTGCCGACGATCTACACCACGAATTTGGGAGCACAGGACCTTGTCCGATGTCTCGACAAGCGCCTCGTCTCCCGCATTGTCGGTACGACGTATCCCGTCCACTTTGGTTGGAGCGACTGGAGAAAGAGCAAACCTCTAACCCTCGAAGAGGCATTCGGGGGAGATTGAACGAAACAGGAGCCGAAAAGTGAAGGAACGAAAGATCTCTCCGCTGTTCTTGCACAAGACCTACGAAGAATATGTAAATGAGAAGCGTAGCGCCGTGATGGACATGGTCGATTTTCCCCATACGGCGCCGATCATGCGAAGGATCAGGTACGCACCTTATGGGCTGATTTGGTCTGAGTCGAAGAGTCAATCCTTACCGTGCCGCATCGCCGCTTTAAGGGCAGAGGCTCGATGGCGGTTACAGCTTCGATTTTACGAATCGGAAAGTCCTGCTCTGGACCGATTGCTTCTCCTGTCGATTCGTCTACTGGAATGGCCCGGAGATACTCGTATTCCCCATCAGGATTTGGACGCAGTGCGACAGGGTCTACGACAAGGGTGTCTTGGGAGAGGGTTTCAGATTGGATGGTGAGGCGAAACCAGTTGCCATAGGCAAGATGGTCGCATAGAGATTGCCAACGGAATTTGGTAAGCATTTTCCCCTCTGTGGGTGGGTTGATGGAAGTAGGACACCTCAATCTTCTCACGGAGGGGAATCAACGGAAAGAGGTAAAAATGGAAAAGCAGAACAGTGCAGAGAGCGAAAAGCCTTGGGTGGACGTGGATCCTTTTGAGCGGAAAACCTACCCTCCGATTTATCGTCGGTGCCTTTTCGAGCGAAAGGATGGCTTTCGTTTCTATGGCTACTTTGAGCACAGCGGTGACGTTGTTCCGTATACGCCGAGGACGCCGCGATTCAAGCTGATCCACATCCGCCGCTTCCGCATCGAGGAGGACAGCCATGGCCGACGTCGATGAGCTGCATTTCGTGGTCGAAGGGGATCCCGTGGGGAAAGGGCGCCCGAGATTCACCAGGAGAGGCCACGTTTTTACGCCACAGAAGACGCGAAGCTACGAAAGTATGGTAGGGGTGGCCTGTCGCTCTGCGATGGCCGTAGCGAGCGTTCTAGGCCCCTTTGACGGTGCTGTGGAGATGCGAGTGACGGCGTTCTTTCGGATACCGAAGTCGGCGACGAAGGCGAAAAGGGCGAGCGCACTGCAAGGACTCATCCGACCATCCAAGCCAGACATCGACAACGTCGGAAAGGCGATTCTGGACGGATGCAACGGGATTGCCTACAAGGACGACGCACAGGTCCAGGAGCTGCATGTCGAAAAGCTCTACGACGAGCGCCCGCGTGTAGAGGTAAGCATTCGACCGCTTCAGCTTGTGGGGGTCGGATTTCAGAGGAGGAAAGGATGACGGAAGAGGAACTCGAAAAACGACTTGTGAATTGGGGGAGAGCGTCACGCGGTTCTGGGACGAGCGATCACATTTCCCTTCCGTACAAGCCTGAAAAGGTAGAGGGAGAAGAGACCGACCAGGAAAAAGCGGAATACAGAGAACCGATCGATGAGCTCGACGCCGAGTTGGTCACAAAGGCTTGGCGACAGCTTCCGTCAGTTCACTTCGAAGACAAGAAGGCAAAGGTGCTCCTAGCGGGGCTTTACTGCAGTGACAGCGGGAACATTGATGCCGTTTTAAGGAGAATCCGACAGGTCCATGGATTCCGAATCTTTCAGCGCGAAATCGAGCACCTGACCGCACGAGCAAAATCCGACATGCGAAAAACGCTCGAAAGACTTGACGCAGGGAACTCAATAGCAGGATAATTACCGCCAACAATTTGGACAGCGGTAGGACGCGTTTGCGGGGTTGCTCCCCGGCTTTTTTGCGCCCAGAGAAAATGAAGCCCACAGGATCACGCCTGCGGGCTTTTTTTTGTTGTATCCCTAAGTGATTCTGGAGTCTGAAGATGGGTACGACATGGTGCCTGTTGCTCCTGCTGATCGTTTTCCTTCCGTTCCTTTGGGAGTAAATCATGAGGTTCTCCGACATTGTCCTACGTTTTCGAGACGATGCGGAGTTCGAGCAGAAGCACGATCGCGATGAGAATGGAAAATTCTCTTCCGGCGGTTCAAGTGGATCGACCTCATCCTCAGAAGAGCAGAACTCCTCTTCTTTTGACGCCGAAAAGTTCAAGGAACTGATCGGTCCGGAGTTCAGCGGCGTCCGACGTCAGGCGGCTGTTCGCAAACTGATTGAGGAAAAGCGTGGACACGTGAAGGGTGCATTTCACCGTAAAGACATCGGCGACATCGACCTCGTTTGGGGAAATGAACAGATTGGTCTTAGCCACATCATTGCCAGGCGAAGCAAGTCTGGTCTTGATGGGGAGAAATTCGCAGAAAGTCTATCCGACGTTATTCAGAACGGTGACCTCATCTACCGCAAGGACAGAAACAACTACGAGATCTGGTGGCAGGGAAAGCTTGCCGTGGTGACCAAGCAGTTCATGGGAAGCGATGCCTGTTTTGTAGTGACAGCCTTTCCCTCAAGAAAAAAGCCCGCTCGATTCAACGAGCAGGCTTGAAGCAGGTCCGCCAATCTGGTGAAGCTTATGCGGAATTGTGGAGGCCAGCAGTTCGCACCTCCCCTGCCTTACGAGACAGATTATCGAATTTTTCGGAGTGGTGCAATGAAAAAAAAGGGTGCTCCTTCCCGTTACACCGAAGAGCTCGCCGACAAAATCGTCGATCTCATCGAGCAGGGGTACTCCGAACGACAGATCGCCGCCATGGATGACATGCCGTCAAGGATGACGATCCAGAGATGGAAAGATGAGCACCCTGATTTCTGTGACCGATCCGCGCGCGCGAGAGAAGCTTCGGCAGATCGCTTCAACGATCAGCGCGAGGAGACGGCAGAGTGGCTCATGGAGCAGGTCGAGCAAGCCGCCGCAAGCGGTCAGCCGATTCCAAAGGGCGTGGTCGACGGTGCTCGTGCAGTCATGCAGGAGCTCGCCAGGAGCGCAGCTCTTCGTGACGACTCACGCTTCGGCGACCGCAAGACGGTCAAGTTGGATGCAAAGAGCGACGGCGCAGGGCTTGCCGATGTTTACGCGAAGATCGCGGAGGCTGTGAAGGATGGCGAAAAGTGACCCTTTTGCGGAGATCTGGAAGCCGCATCGCTTCAAAGTGTTTTACGGAGGCCGCGGGTCTGGCAAGTCGTGGGCGGTCGCGCAGGCGTTGATCGTGATGAGCGATCTGGCGCGCATCCGTGTGCTCTGCTGTCGTGAGATCCAGAACTCGATTCGAGACTCGAGCTACCAAGTCCTGAGAGACACGGCGGAGCGACTCGGCATCGACGGACGCTTCGACTTCCTCGAGGCTGAGATCCGGCACAAGGCGACAGGATCGCGCTTCATCTTCAAGGGTCTTTTTCACAACTCGCAGTCGATCAAGTCGACGGAAGGCGTCGACGTGTGCTGGGTCGAGGAGGCACAGACCGTCTCGGAAGAGTCGTGGTCCGTGCTGATCCCTACGATCCGTAAGGCAGGATCGGAAATTTGGATTACGTTCAACCCGTTACTCGCGGACGACCCGACTACGAAGCGTTTCATCGAAAACCCTCCGCCCGAAGCCTACGTGCGGAAGGTGAATTTCGACGAAAACCCTTACTTTCCGCCTGAACTTCGGGCGCAGATGGAATGGGATCGATCACATGACTACGAAAGCTATCTCCACGTCTGGGAAGGCTACCCGCGCACGATCAGCGACGCACAGATCTTCAAAGGACGGTTCTTCGTCGAAGACTTCCCTGACGACCTCGCAGAAAAGGCTGATCGCCTCTTTTACGGCGCGGACTTCGGATTCGCCCGCGATCCCTCGACACTGGTGCGGTGCTTCATCTTCGAGAAGCGTCTGTACGTCGACTACGAAGCCTATGGCACAGGCGTCGAGATCGACGAGCTCCCGACGCTCTACGAAAGCGTCCCCGGGTCGAGGAAGTGGCCGATCAAGGCAGACGCGGCGCGTCCCGAAACGATCAGCTACTTGCGCAGTCGATGCGGATTCCAAATCTCCGCCGCGGCCAAGTGGCAAGGATCGGTTGAAGACGGAATCGCCTACCTGAAGAGCTTCGACAAGATTGTTATTCATCCTCGATGCAAGCACGCCGCGGATGAGTTCAAGCTCTATTCCTACAAGGTCGACAAAGTCACGAGCGAGGTTCTTCCCGTGATCGTCGACAAGAACAACCACGTGATCGACGCCATCCGCTATGCACTTGATGGCTATATCACACAAAGCGGCCTCGATGAGTGGGCCGCACTGGGGCGCCAGACCGCGCCGCTTTTTGGAGGTGTCTTCTGATGAGCAAAATTCGAAGCCGTCGCAGGGCGCAGTCCACAAAGGCGCGACTTGGCGACAGCTACACCTTCGGAGGCCTGAACTCGTACGACGGCGGGTACATGAACCCGCTACTCCGCATCGGCATGGCGTCGACGGCACAGGGCGGGAAATTCCGTCCCGGATTCAAGAGTTTCGACCGTCAGCAACTGGAGTTCGCCTATCAGACGTCGTGGATCTTCGGCCTTGCGGTCGACGTGGTGGCCGAAGACATGACGCGAGAAGGGATCGACATCCAAGAGGAGGATCCGCAGGTCATCGACTACCTCGAGTCTGCGATGGACAACTTCCGTATCTGGGACTCGATCTCCGACGCTATCAAGTGGAGTCGGCTCTACGGCGGCGCTATCGCCGTGATGCTGATCGACGGCGACGACATGAGTACGCCCCTTGAAGTGGACAGCATCCAAAAGGGGCGTTTCAAGGGGCTCATGGTCCTCGACCGCTATCAGGTCACGCCATCGGTGTCCGATCTTGTGAAAGAGATGGGGCCTGACTTCGGAAAACCCCGCTTTTATGACGTCACCAGCGACGCGCAGATCGTCCTCAAGGGACGCATCCACTACTCTCGCGTGATCCGCTTCGAAGGGCGCAAGCTTCCGTACTACCTGCGTTCCGCGTATCAGGCGTGGGGCGCTTCGGTGCTCGAACCGATCTTTGACCGCATCGAGTACTTCGACATGGTCTCCAAGGGGGCGGCTCAGCTCGTGAGCAAGTCCTACCTTCGTTACTACAAGGTCAAGGGGATGCGCCAGATCATGACGAATCCCGTGATGGCGGAAGGCTTCATCAAGCAGATGGATCAAGTTCGCTTCTTCCAGTCGACCGAAGGCATGACGCTCGGAGACGCGGAAGACGACTTCCAGACGTTCCAGTACAGCTTTACGGGTCTCCCCGAGATCATGCTCCAATTTGGTCAGCAGATCTCCGGGGCTCTCGGCATTCCGCTCGTGCGGTTATTCGGGCAGTCGCCTGTCGGCTTCAACTCGACGGGCGAGGCCGATATGCGCATGTACTACGACAACGTCAAGCACGATCAGGACTCGGACCTTCGCCCGGGCATGAAGCGCATTCTTCGTGCTCTCTACGCCTCGGTGATCGGACGCCCTGCGCCGAAGGATCTCGACTTCGAGTTCCGCACGCTCTGGCAGATGACGAACGAGCAGAAGGGCGCGGCGGCTACGGCTTTCACGGGCGCAATCGTGCAGGCCATGGAGGCGGGCGCGATCAGCGAAGTCACTGCGATGCAGGAGCTCAAGAAGCTTTCTGGCACGATCGGTCTCTTTGGCTCGATCACCGACGAAGACATCAAGGCCGCGGAAGCCGCTAACAACGTTCCGCTGCCTGATCTTGATCTGGGAGGACTGAATGCCCAAGGTGAAGGCGTCGACCTTTCGGGAGCCGACCAAAACGGCGAACCTCGACAAGTGGTACCGCAGTCAGCTCCGAAAAGTGAGCAAGATGGTGGACCTCATAGCCCGTGAGGCGTACGAAGAAACGGATCCTGAAGGAATGGCCGAGCTCATCCAAGCTCGGCTTTTTTCGTACACGGACACGATCGACGCTTGGGCTCGTGACGTGTCGTCGACGATGCTGAGACGCGCGGCGCAAGCGGACTACGACGTGTGGAAGAAGGTCGGCAAAGACTTGTCGGCCGACATGAAGAGAAAGCTCAAGGAAGAGGGGGTCAGAACGACCTTCGCGAAGCTTCAGAGCGAGCAGGTAGACCTCATCAAGTCGATCCCGAAGACGGCGGCGGACCGCGTTCAGGAGTGGGCGCAGAAGGCCATGACGGAAGGAACGAGACCCGACCAGTTGGCCCAAAAGATTCGCGACGAGATCGGAGGCGTGACGGAATCGCATGCGCTTCTGATCGCTCGCACAGAGACGGCCAGAGCGCGTAGCACCTTCACGCAGGCACGTGCGAAGGCTGTTGGCTCTACGGGATACATCTGGCATGCAGTTCACGACAGCGGAACTCGCTCTCGGCACCGACAACTGGATGGGACGGTGCAGACGTGGGAAAACCCGCCGATCACCGACTACGGGAAGGGCGGCGCTCCGATCCGAAGCGCACCCGGGTGCATTTTCAATTGCCGATGCTGGGCCGAGCCCATCTTCCCGAAGGAAATCAAATGAGGAAGAAGAAATTCAAAGACGGCGGCGTCTTCACGACGGAGCGAATCGGACCGCACAGAGAACGAACGCCCGAGGGGTATCTTCTCTGCCGTGACGTACCGATCTCCCGTGTGGGCGAGTTCGAGTACACGCCGATGGAAACGGGAATCCGAGGAGTGAACGGAAAGGTGATCCTTTCCCGATCCGCAGAAGAGCTTTTCAAGCCCGAAACGATGGCGAGCTTCGAAGGAAAGCCAGTCGTGATCGGGCACGACCGTTTTGCCGATCCGAGCAATTGGAAAGAGATCTCGGTAGGCATTGTCAGAAATGTTCGGCAGGGAGATGGTGAAGAAAGAGGCCTTCTCCTTGCTGACTTGCTTCTCACCGATCAGAAGGGAATCGATCTCGTCGAAAGCGGACAGCTACGCGAAGTCTCGTGCGGCTACGACGCCCAGACGATCGACGACGGATGCGGTCGAGGGCATCAGGAGGGCATTGTGGGGAACCACCTTGCCTTGGTTTCCCGTGCGCGTTGCGGGAGTGTTTGTTCTGTGAGAGATGGCTTTATGGCTAAGGAAAAAAGTCTCAAGACCATGCTTCGTAGCATCTTCCGCGATGGCGACGAAGATAAGTTCAACGAGGCCCTCGATGGTCTCGAAGTTAAGCAGTGCGGTGACGACGATGTCCCTCCCGCTCCTGCCCCGACCCAGGCCCCGGCCCCAGAACCGTCGCCCGCCGACGTGCTAAAGGCCGTGGTCGAAAAACTTGCTGCGATTGAAGCGAGGCTTCAGCAGCTCGAATCCGCGAAGGTCGCGGATGACGATACCGCTGACGGTGACGACGAACCCGTCGTTGATGAAGACACGGAAGTCGTGGCGGACGAAGAGGCCGAGCAGGTCCTCGCCGACGCCGACGAACTCGCTCCGGGCATGCAGAAGCCCGTGGGCGACGCCAAGGGCGGTCACTACACGCGCGGCATGCTCCGCCGTGTTCAGCGCAATGCGCTCAAGATCGCGGGCGTCAAGAAGTTCGGAGACGCCTCCAAGATGACGGGTCAGGTTCTCGACATCGCCTTTAAGGCCGCTGTCGAGGCGAACCGTGCGGGTCGCAACCCGGTCCCGCGTTTCATCGATGCGGCTCCGAAGAGCGAGAAAACCCTTCAGGAACGCTTCGACGCTTACTGGAATCAGAAGTAAGGAGGACACATGTCTCAGTTCATTGGTACCCGCATGCCTGAAGGTTTTGCGGGGACGGTTACGCGCGGTGAGTTCGACTACACCGCGGAAACGAAGGTAAACGGCGGCATGACGGCTTACGGCATGCCCGTGAAGCTTGATGCGAGCGGCAAGGCGGTTCCGTGCACGGCCACGACCGATGTGGTCCACGGCTTCACGATCCGCGAAGTCGGCCAAGCCAACCTCACGGGCATCCAGCTCGCTCCCGTCGTGTCGATCCTTCGTCGCGGCTATCTGCTCGTGTCGGTGGAAGGCACTCCCGCTCTTGGTGGACAGGTGTACCTGAGTGCCACGGGCACGCTCACGGCTGACGCGGGTTCAGAGCCCAATAACACCGCAATTCCCGGGTGCAAGTTCTGTAAGGCGAAGAACGCCGACGGACTTGTGGAAATCGAATTCAACATTTAAGGAGGCGCAATGTCTCGAATTCGCTTTGGTGATGCCGATATCACCTCTACCGGCGCTTTCTACGTCGGTGAACTTGAACGCTTCGATCCGCAGATCTATGAGCCGATCGCTGACTTCACGTGGTCGCGCGACATTCCGCTTCGCAATGACGTGACGATCGCCGACGAAGTCACGAGCTTTCTCACGTCCATGTATGCGGGCGGCGTGTCCGGTACCGGCCACGGCACGAAGGCGTGGGCTTCCCAGAAGGGCGGCACGATCCCGAAGATCGACGTGAGCTTCGACAAGACCATCCACAAGATGACGCCTTGGGCGATGGAGGTGAGCTACTCGATCATCGAACTGGCCAAGGCCATGCAGGCCAATCGTCCGATCGACACGCTCAAGCTTGAAGCGATGCGCATGAAGCATCAGCGTGACATCGACGAGCAGGTTTACATCGGCGACGAGGAAACGGGCGCTACGGGTCTTCTCAACGACCCGTCCGTTGGCAAGTCCAACATCGGTGAGTTTGACCCGAACACCGCTTCGGCCGACGACTTCCTCGACATGATCAACACGGTCTTGAATGCTTCGTATCAGAAGACGGAATACACCCGTGTGCCGGACACGATCCTTCTTCCTCCCGACATCATGACTTTCCTCTCGAAGCCGATGGTGGTCGGCGGCACGCCTCTTGCGATCACGGTTGCCGACTGGGTTCGCGACAAGTCTCTCACCTACACGGTGACGGGGCGTCCGCTCACGATGAATCCGTGCCGTTGGCTTCGTCTGAATGGCGGTTTCGGCTTCGACAAAGGCCGCATCGTGGCCTACACGAAGGCGAAGGACGTGGTTCGCTTCCCGCTCGTCGAGATTCAGAACACGCCCGTCCAGTTCCGCGGTTTGGACCAGTCCACGATCTACTACGCGGCGCTGGGTCAGGTAGAAGTGGTTCGTCCGGAAATGCTCTACTACGGCGACCTCGTTTCTTAAAGGAGGTGATCCATGAGCGACAAGTTCAGCTATCAGGAGTTCGTCGAGGAGTTTCCCGAGTTTACGGACGCGGATTCTTGGCCCGTATCTCGCGTGGAATTCCGCATCGCGCTCGCGAATCAATTCGTGAGAGTTTGCGGGCTCGATGAAGCAATTGCTCGACACCTGAAGGGGCTCTACACGGCCCACTATCTTGCCGCTCAAGGTCCCTCTACCGAATCGGGAACTCTCGCGAAGGGCGCTCTTGGCGGCGGTGTCGTCTCAGGCAAGGGCGTTGACGGCGCCTCTATCTCGTACGACACGAGCACCGGCACGGAGGAGGGCGCGGGGTTCTGGAATCTCACGCTCTACGGTCGAGAGTATTGGCAACTCACGCAGATGCTCGGCGCGGGAGGGTTTCAGCTGTGATCAAGTCTGCGGTTACCGTAAAGCGAACCGTGGGAAAGCCTCTGAACGATTCGCTCAAGAAGCTGAAACGCTCGTACATTCTCGTTGGCATCCCGCGAGGAGGAGACGGGGATTCTCGGAAAGACGGGAGCATCTCGAACTCCGACCTAGGATGGATCCATGAGAAAGGCGCTCCTGCGGCTGGCATTCCTCCTAGACCGTTCCTTGAGCCCGGTGTTGAGTCCGTGAAGGACAAGGTGGCAGAGCGTATGGGCCAGGCCATCAATGCTGCGCTCAAAGGAAACGAGCAGGTTATGGACGCCTGCTTGGAGGCGGCGGCCATGGAATCGGAGTCGGCCGTGAAGAAGTACATGATGGCCGGCAACGTGGCTCCTCTGAAACCTTCCACGATCAAGCACCGCAATGCCTCTCGTGGCACGAAGGAAAAGCGAAAGGGAGAAGCATCGGGAACTGCATCGGTTACGCCTCTGATCAACACGGGGGCGCTTCGTGATGCCATCACGGCCACGGTGCATAAGGAGTAAGGGAATGGCACTTCTTGACGTTTCCGACGTTATTTCGGATCCGCTCTTCACGTCTCCCGTTCGTCTCATCACTCGAGAAGAGAGCGAGGACGAAAACGGGCAGCCCGTGTGGACTGACTCCGTGTCGTACTGCATCGATGCGGTTGTGACTTCCGACATGAAGACACTCGAGCGACTGCCAGAAGAGATTCGACGTGTCGGATCTATCGTGGTCCGCTTTCTAGTCGACGATGCTCCTTGCTTCAAGGCTCGCGCTCACGACTGTGTCGAATGGCGTGGTCTTCGCTTCGCCATCAATGACTCGGCGGACTACTCGCGTTTTGGTCGGGGTTTCATTCGACTGATCTGCTCGCCAGAGGAGGCAACCGATGGCGGTTATTGACTCACGGTCTCCTGGGTATCTTCGATCGCTTGCCGTTTCGAGTTCCGATACGGAGAGCCTGCTCATTGACTTTGTGTCGGAGACGACGGGCCTTCCGAAGAACCGAATTCGGTGGGCGTGGAAAGAACGTCCCGGATCTCCGATCCCCTATTCCGATGACTGGTGTGCGATCGGCCTTCAAAAGGTCATGTCCTACCAACCTTATCGGAAAGGGAAGAAGGGAAATATCGAGGAAGCGGAGTCAGGAGACACCACACATGTAACGCACCATACGCTTACGGTTTCCTTCAGTTTTTACGGTCCGACGGCTGCAGAGCTTTCGGACCTTTTTCGTGACGCCGCGCAGCTCGACCAGAACTTCCGACATCTGTCATCGAAGGGGCTCACGATTCAAAGCGTCAGCGATGAGGTGATGCGTCTTCCCGACCTTGTCGGGAATCAGTGGCGAGACCGCTACACGCTCGAGATGAAGATCGGGCGAGTAGTTTCCCGCCGATTCGGCGTCCGTACGCTTTGCTCGGCGGACTTTGAAATTTATACGGAGAAAGGAAAGCTATGACTGCTTCTACGCTTCCCGTCTCGCGAGTCGTGTCGGTGACGGTCTCTATGTCCCCGACGGCGGCCGCAGGACGAAACTTCGGCGCCATGTTGATGCTTGGCGCTTCGGATGTGATCGATACGGACGAGCGCATGCGCGTCTATTCGTCCATCGACGACATTGCGACGGACTTCGGTACGGACGCTCCAGAATACCTCGGCGCACAGGCTTTCTTCGCGCAGTCTCCTCAGCCTTCTACGTGTTACGTCGGTCGTTGGGCGAAGACTGCTACGAGCGGTCTCATCAAGGGGCGCATCCTTGCGCAGTCTCAGCAGGAAATTTCGCTCTTCCAATCGATCGAAGACGGCGCGTTCGACGTGACGATTGACGGCTCCGTCGTGAACGTAACGTCCGTCAATCTGTCGAGCGCTTCGAACCTCAATGCCGTTGCGAGTGCCGTGACGGAAAAGCTTCAGAGCAAAGGAACCTGCCTTTGGATGGGCGACCGCTTCGTCATCCGATCTGCTACGACGGGCACGACTTCTACGGTGTCGACCATCTCGAATACGGGACTCTCTGCCCAGATGGGGCTCGACAGCGGAACTACGCTTGTGAACGGCGCTCAGGCGGAAAGCCTCGAGGACGCTCTGGTGACGCTTCTCGACTATCCGAGCTGGTACGGCCTCTATCTGTGCGAAGACTGCGAGGATGACGACATCATCGCCGCGGCCAACCTGATTCAGGCGGCTTCTCCGTCTCGAATCATGGCCTTCACGACGGCCGACACGGCAGAGCTTGACGGCGCACGTGAGGACACGCTGTGTTCGAAACTCAAGAGTTCCGGCATCAATCGCGCGATCGCGGTCTACACCTCGAGTGGTCAGGCGGCAGGCGCTTCGGTGCTCGGAAGAATGGCAACGGTCAACTTCAACGGGTCGAACACCACGATCACGCTGAAGTTCAAGCAGTTGCCAGGCGTTCCTGCTGAAAATCTCCGCACCTCGCATGCGGACAGTCTGAAAGACAAGAACTGCAACGTGTTTGCGGCGTATCAGAACGACACTTCGATTCTGCAGGAAGGCATCACGTGCGGCGGGTGGTTCATCGACGAAACGCACGGCCTCGACTGGCTTCAGGACGCTGTGCAGACGGCCGTGTGGAACTTGCTCTACACGTCCACCACGAAGATCGGTCAGGACGAGGCGGGTTCGACGGCGATCGTGTCGTGCATTTCTCGCGTGCTGGATCAGGCAGTCACGAACGGTCTCGTTGCTCCGGGTGTTTGGCAGGGTGAAGAGTTCGGCGAGCTTTCCCGAGGCGACACGCTTTCGACGGGGTACTACGTCTACATTCAGCCGCTCGCGGAACAGCTGCAGGCGGACCGTGAGGCTCGCAAAGCTCCTCCCGTTCAGATCGCGGTCAAGCTTCGAGGCGCTATCCACTTCGTGGACGTCTCGATCATCGTCAATCGCTAAGGAGTCGTAAATGGCTACTTATTCTTTCATGTCGGTCACCGCGTCTCTCACGGGGCCGACGGGGTCCGTCGACCTTTCCTACGGTGCTTCGATTGCCAAGGAAGGCATTACGGTGACGCCGGCCGGTTCTCGAAACGTCATGACGCCTGGCGCCGACGGCGAGGTCATGCACTCTCTCAAGTGCGACAAGTCGGGCACAGTCACCGTGCGTCTCTTGAAGACCTCTCCGCAGAACAAAAAGCTCTCCGCCATGTTCTCGGCTCAGCAGCTTTCTCAGAGCGCCTGGGGAAACAACGTGATCGTCATTCAACACCGTGACAGCGGCGACATCATCACCTGTCGTTCCGTGGCCTTCCAGAACATCCCGACGATTACTTACGCGGAAGAAGGAGGCGTCATGGAGTGGACTTTTGACTGTGGGAAGATCGACGGTATTCTCGGAGAATTCCCGACGGGGGCTGACTGATGGCTGACATCAAAATTGGAGACCACACATTCCGCATCGGACGGATGAACGCTTTCGATCAGCTGCATGTAGCCCGTCGAATTGCTCCGCTCGTGCACTCCGCTGTGTTTGCCGCAGGCCCTCTCAACGAGGCGCTCGTGGCCTTTGCGAAGGGAGACGAAAAGAAGTCCGACGAGGCGATGGTTCGTGCCTTCATGCAAAGCGCCCCCTTCCTTCAGGCCTTGGCACAACTTCCCGACTCCGACGTCGACTTCGTGGTCAAGAAGGTCATGAGCGTTTCGATGATCGAGATCGGAGGGCACTTCACGCCGTGCATGCAGGGCGGCGAGGTGATGGTCGACAACATCTCTCTTACCGACCTTCTTGCGCTGACGGTGCAATGCCTGATGCCTGTGCTTCGCCCTATTTTGAGCGCGAGCGGTCTGTCCGCCGTCGTGTCGGCGCTCAAGGAATAGAGGGATGGGAAAGCTTGCCGGACGGGGAGGATTTCCTTCTTCGTCCGGTAGCTGCCGGGATGTGTCGCTTCGAGTCTTTGGTGGACGGCACGATCGACCTCGAGCACGTCCTCATCATGAACGTCTACTTGGATAACCGGCTCCACAACGAGGAGCTTTTGAGGAGGCTGAATCATGGCACTGCTTGAAGGCTTTCTTGTTCGACTCGGCTTCGAAGTGGACGAGGACAGCGCATCGAAGATGAAGGACACGGCCCGCAAGGCAAGCGAGGCCGTGGCAGACATTGGGAAGAAGGCCGCAGGGATGGGCGTGGCCCTAGGGGCGGCCGTCTTAAAAGCCTCGTCCGACCTGTCGAAGATGTACATGACGGCATCCCGTTCGGGAACGTCCGTCGGCAACATCCGAGCCATGGGCTATGCGCTGTCTCAGGTGGGCGGAGACTCGGAGCAGGCGATGCAGAGCATCGAAACGCTCCGAACGAAGTTCCGCGACATGCCGGGCCTCGCCAGAGGTTTCTCCTCAGCCTTCAACGTGAACGCCATCGACAAGCAGACGGGCAAGATGCGCGACATGGTCGACATCATGACCGACCTTGGCAAGCAATGGAGAAACATGTCGGATGCCGCAGTGTCGCAGCAGGCGGCATTCCTCGGCATCGATCCGACGACGGCCGAGCTCATAAAGTCGGGCGAATTCGAGAAGTTCTACAAAGAAGGTCTCGACATGCAGGCGCAGATGGGTGTCAACCTGGACGATGCCGCCAAGCGATCCGCTCAGTTCATGAGCGACATCAACTCGATCTGGGAGACCTTCAAGGTAGGATCGATGGACCTGCTCACGACGTACGTCGGCGATTGGATGCACAACTTCGCAAAGGCCTTGCCTGGGCTCTTCGGTGAGTTCAAAAAGACGCTCGGAGATTTCTTCTCGACTCTCTTCGGCGAAGACAACATCATCACGGGTGCCTTCAAGGCTTTCCGAGGTCTTTTCGGTGATGACGAGGAGGAAGAGAAAACAGAGGAAAAGAAGCCTTCTCCGAGAGTGGAAGCGGGGAAAAGAGAAGTTCTCGATTCCTCCGTCAATTCCGGGGACGACTACGCTGGTCTTACCGATGACTCTTCCGAGCCGGACGTGAGCGGCCTCGAGAGCGGGGACGACTACCTTGGTCTTTACACGCCCAAGAAGGAGCCTCCGAAACCCTCAGAGTCACAGAAGCCTGCGACGTCGTCTCCCGTGAAAGTGTCGGCGAACGAGTTCGGGTCGAAGGCCTACTACTTCGACATGCCGAAGTCCTACGATCCGCTTCTGCCGAAGAAGGAGGCGCCTCAGGAAGGAAGTCCCGCTGCACTGCTTCGCAACGATAGGAGTTCCTATCTTCAGTCTCCGACGCAGGCCGTTACCACATCGGCCGACGAGAAGACGCCAGAGAGCGTTCAGAACGACAACCGTCAGAACATCGATAACTCGCAGAGTTCTTCTTCGAGTGTTCAGGTGCAACAGTCGATCGTCATCAATGCCGCAGGCGCTTCGTCCGCAGAGGCCATCCAAAAGGCGGCCTACGACGGAACGCAGAGCGCAATTCGGGATTCTTCATCAGTCATTCGATAAGGAGGGGCCATGCCTTCACTTCCCTACAGCATCGAAGCTCTCATCTTCGGAAAAGAGCGTTCGATAGCGGGCATCGTCCCTGATGTCGTGATCTCCGAGACGCACTCGGACGAGGTGGTGGTCACGGAGTACCCAGTCGACAGCGGGTCTCCGATGGCCGACCACGCGTACAAGAAACCCGCAGACCTGACGTTGAGCTTCGGGTGGTCCGACAGTTCGATGCTTTTGAACTCGGTTCTTTCCGGATCGATCCTGAAGGGCATCAGCTCCACGAAGGACATCTACGAGAAGTTCTTGGAGCTTATGAACGCCCGCCAGAGGATCGATGTCAGCACAGGAAAGCGCAAGTACAAAAACATGTTGATCACAAGCCTTCGTACGACTTCTACGGTAGACACGGAAAACGCTTTGATCCTGGAGATCGGGTTACGCGAGATCCTGACGACCGAAGCAAGAACTGTGGCACTGAGACCAGAGCAGACTCGCAATGCATCACGGTCTACTTCGGTCACGGACGGTGGCACGAGGAGTGTGACGAATGCCTAGGTTTGAAATCCCACTCTCAACGGGTTGTCAGCGATTCACGGTTGAGCTTGGCGAGCGAACTCTGACGCTATGCCTCATCTATCGACTTGCGGACTTCGGCGGGTGGTATCTCGATCTCTACGATGACGAAAACGCATTGCTGATCGGCGGCATCCCTCTTGTGATCGGCCGCGACCTTCTGGAGCAGTACCAGCACATGGGACTCGGCCACATCATGGCAGAACTCGACGGCGGTTCTACGGCGGATCCTACGTACGAAGACATTGGTTCGACAGTTCATCTTTACTGGGAGGCCGCAGATGGCTGAGAACTGGCTTCGCTATTTTCGACTCGTCGTAGCGAGGGACCGCACCAATACCCGCGCCTTGGACTTCTCCGGGTATCGCGTCACCTTCGAAATCTCGCAGGCGACGGTGTCTCAACCTTGTACGGCGCGAATTCGCGTCTACAACGTCTCGGATAAAACCCTTTCACAGATCCAAGGTCTCGGACAGCGCGTGATCGTGGAGGGTGGCTACCAGTCTCATCACGGGAAGATCTTCGAAGGAAATCTCGTGTGGAAGATGACGGGGCGTGAATCCCAGACGGAAACCTTTGTCGAGCTCACAGCCACGTCTCAGTGGAAGGCCCACAAATATGCGGTCGTCAACGTCTCCCTTCCTGCGGGAACAGGAACGAAGGAGCAGCTCGACGAGGTCGTGAAGGCCTTCAAGGAGCACGGCGCAACGTCGGCCAAACTTCCAGAGCTCACCGGATCACAGCTTCCCCGCGGACAGGCGATTTTCTCGCTTGCCCGTGACCTCATGGACGAGGTGTCGGAGACGACGGGAATGCAGTGGGGATACACGGACTCTGGCATCGTGGCCGTCCCGAACAACGGACGGCTTCGTGATCGAGCGATCGTGATCAATCGCGAAACGGGCATGGAACTTCGTCCCGTTGTCACGATGGGCGGGATTCAGGTCAAGTGCCGCATGAATCCCGATCTGGAAATCGGTCGAACGGTACAGCTCGACAATTCAACGATTCAGCGCGGCGAATATCAGACGGGCTTCGGTCAAACGCAGTCCTTTGGCAACTACACCGCGACGAGTCAAATGCTTTCGAGCAACGGCCTGTACAAGGTTTTGTCACGCGTTCATACGGGCGATACCTACGGGCAGGACTGGACAACGACCATCAAGTGCGAGGGCGTGAATGCCGCGGTAACACCTGGCATGCTCTCGACGGAAAGCTACACATACATCGGAAATGGCTGAGAAAGTTTCTACGAAAGAACGCGTCGGAAACGAGCGCGTTATGAGCAAGCAGATCGCTCAAACCGAGTCTCTGAAAACTTTTGTGGCCATGCCTTGCATCGTGCAGAGCTTCAACGCAGAGGCGCTCACGATCGTTGCTCAACCCGCCATCCAGGGGAAGCAGGAACTCGAGGACGGAACGGTTCAAGCGGTAAATCTGCCGCTTTTGCAGGACGTGCCCGTGATCTTCCCTCATGCGGGCGGTTGCTCGATCACCTTTCCCGTGAAGATCGGGGATGAGTGCCTCGTGGTCTTTGCCGATCGATGTATCGATGCATGGTGGCAGCTAGGCGGCGTTCAGCCTCAACTCTGTGGCCGTTATCACAGTCTCTCCGACGGGTTCGCCATTGTCGGACCGTGGTCTCAGGCGACGAAGATCGCAAACGTCTCCACTGATCGCTTGGAAATCCGAAGCGACGACCGTGAGGCTTTCTTCAGCATTCACCCGACCACGCACGATGTTGAACTCGTTACCACGGGAAAAATCGACGCAACGGCGCAAGGAGCTGTGACCCTCACGGCCCCGTCTGTGACGATCGACTCACCGACCGTGCATATCACGGGACAGCTCACCGTAGACCAGTTGATCACAGGTAACGAAGGCTTCACTGTTTCTGGCGGTTCCGGCGTAAAGGCCACTGGAACCATAACCCTTGAAGGGTCCATGACTTCGAGCGGCGACATCGTGGCCCAAGGCATAAGTGTGGCGACACACGTACACGGCGGGATTACGCCTGGCGGCGGGACGACTTCGGACCCGCAGTAAAGGAAATGATCATGAAGGTGAGAAAGCTGGACGAAAGCGGAGACATGGTGCTCGGCCACGGGAGCCTCGACATCTTCGAAAACTCTCCCGAGGGTGTTGCGCAGTGCGTCATGACGCGCCTGGCGCTGTGGCAAGAGACATGGTTTCTCGATGTGGAAGAGGGAACGCCTTGGCTACAGGATGCTCTCGGAAAGCGGATGCTCGTGGAGAGCGTAGTGAAAGACCGGATCCTGGGCACGGACGGAGTCGAGTCAATTGAGAGCTTCGAGTGCATTCTTGACCCCGACTCTCGTCGCATCGACATCAGCGCAACGATCAACACCATTTACGGAAGCACTTCAGTGGAGGCCACAATATGAGCGCGGTTTTTGAAGTCACGCAGAACGGGATTACGGCCCCCGCCTTTGACGAGGTGCTCGAATACTTTCAGGGTAAGGCGCGCGAAATCTTCGGAAGCGACATCGTCATCACGCCAGATTCCGCCGACGGTCAGTTGATCGCGATTTTCGCGCAGGCTGTCGCGGACGTAAACGCGCAGGCCGTGGCCGTCTACAGCGCCTACAACCCATCCACTGCGAAGGGGGTGGCGCTTGATACAGCCGTGAAAACGAACGGCCTCACAAGACACACCGCGACGCACTCCTCAGTCGATTTGAGAATCGTCGGCCATGCCGGGACCACGATCCGAAACGGTGCGGCCATGGATACGAACGGGAACCGTTGGATGCTCCCCTCCGAGGTCGTGATTCCTGTGGCAGGCGAAATTACCGTGACGGCAACGGCCGAAAGCGCGGGTGACATCGTCGCGACAGCTGGCGCCGTGAACCGCATCGCGACCCCGACGCTCGGTTGGCAGACCGTGAGTAACCCGCTAGACGCTACGGTCGGACTCGCACAGGAAACCGACGACGAACTCCGCACACGCCAATCGCAGAGCACGGCGCTTCCGAGCGTGTCGCTTTGGGAAGGCATCCTAGGCGCCGTCCTTTCTCTTAACGGAGTTCGGCGTATCTCCGGCATTTGCAATAACGAGGACAGTCCCACACCTGAGGGCGTGCCCGGTCACACGATCGCGCTCATCGTCGACGGCGGTGAGGTCGAGGACATCGCGACGGCGATCTACTACAAAGCGGGAGAAGGCGTCGGGACATACGGAAGCGTGACGCACACGCTCATCGACTCATACGGCTTCCCGCACACGGTGCGCTTCTCGCGCCCCGTCGTGGTCGACATAAAGGCAAAGGTCGTCGTGAAGCCCTCTGCTTCGTACCTTTCCGACGTGGCGGAGGAGATCAAGACCCGCATCGCGCACTACATCAACGGGCTCGACATCGGGGTGAGCGTCAATCTCCCGCGTGTCCTATCGAGCGCGGTCAAGGACTGCGACACGGGCGTCGACACGCGCTTCGACGTGCAGGAAATCGAGATCGCTCGCAAGTCGGGCGACCTCGCGGCGAAGTCCGTGACGATCGCTTGGAACGAGGCGGCGCAGTGCGACATCGCAGACATCGAAGTCGAGGTACAGGATGCCGACCAATGACTACACCGATTTGATTGCCGGGCACCACGTCGGCAAGGCGCGCTACACGTCGTGGGTCTTCACGCTCACGGAGCCTCTTCGCATCGCGCGGGAGCGGCTTGCGGCAATGCGCGAAGACTTCGACGTGGACACCGCGATAGGCGCACAGCTCGATGCGGTCGGCGTGCGCGTCGGCGTCTCGCGGAATCTCCCGATGACCCTCACGGACGTCTACTTCGCACTGGATGACGTGGACGGGATCGGTCTCGATCTCGGCGTGTGGAAGGGCGTGTACGACCCTGTCGACGGAACGACGACTCTCGGCGACGAGACGTACCGGGCCGTCATCAAGGCGAAGATCGCCCAGAACCACTGGGACGGCACGCGAGGATCCTTGCCCGACTTCCTCGGCGAGGTGCTCGGGCAGTTCGGACAGCCTGCGAAGGTGCTCGACCTGGAGGACCTCGACACAATGCATGTAGTGCTCCACCTGACGAAGGACACGACGCCGCCGATCGTCTGGGAGCTCTTCTCTCGCCGCATCATTGACGTCACTGCCGCAGGGGTGTCGGTCGACCTTGTGGACAACAATCCGTGGTTCGGCTTCGACTACGAGACAGCTTCCGTGAAGGGTCTCGATGAATCCGAATGGTTCCCCTTTGAGGAGGTGCTCGGATGAGCGCAAAGTATTGCTTCACCATCGACCAGGGGACGGATCTTCGCGTCCCTTTCGTGCTGAAAAACGCCAACGGGAGCACCGTGGATCTCACGGGGTGCGCCGTTCGGATGCAGCTGAGAAAAAACTTCTATGCAGACGAGGCGGTCGACACGCTTTCGACGGAAAACGGGCGGATCACGATTAGTCCGAGTGAAGGGCGTTTCGAGCTGGTCTTCCCGAACGACGTCACGGCAGGGTATCCAGTGCAGACCCTCGTCTACGACATCGAGCTCGTGTCTTCGGGCGGCGAGGTACGCCGCATTGTCGAAGGAAGGGCGAGCGTCACGCCGGAGGTCACCCGTGTCGAGTAAGTGCATCCCCGAGTACGTGGTCGAGATTCGACCGCAGGAAAGTTTCAGCGTCGTCGTCAACGAGATCACTTCGGAAGTGGTCGAAGTTGGCATGACGGGCATTCAGGGGCCGCCCGGAAAAGACGCGCAGCAAGAACCCCTTCCCATAGACCCCTTGGACATCTACTTGCAAGCCAGAGGAGAAATCAAGAATGGCGACGACTCTCAGCGCGCAGATCAGCGCTCTTGCGACCCAGATCGGGTCTGACATCAAAACTCTCATCGCTCACGACGGCGATCTGAGTGCCCTGACGACTCAGCAAAAGGCGAGTCTCGTACTGGCCCTGAACGAGCTGAAGGCGGGCCTCACCGCGGTCGAGGGCAAGCTTGGTGCCCAGATCGACGACTCTTCGAGCGGGACGGACAAGACCTGGTCCGCATCGAAGATCAACTCCGCGATCACGGCGGCGGTCAATGCGCTTATCAACGGAGCGCCCGAAACGCTCGATACGATCAAGGAAGTCGCCGACGCGATCACCGCCAACAAGGACGCCATCTCCGCAATTCAGGCGGTCGCCGCCGGGCACGTGAAGTACGACGGCGCTCAGGACCTTACGGCAGAGCAGAAGACGCAGGCGCGCACGAACATCGGCGCGGCAGGAACTGATGACATTAATGCCGTGAAGACGACGATCGGCACGCTTACGAATCTCTCGACGACCGACAAGGCGAGCATCGTCGGAGCGATTAACGAAGTCAAGGGCGTCGCGGATCAGGCAAAGACGACAGCCGATACGGCGAGTTCTACGGCCACGAGTGCCCTCGGCAAGGCGAACGCCAACGAGACCGCTCTGACCACGCTCACGACGAACGTCGGCGACACGCAGGCGGACTTTGTCGCGGTCTATGAAGCGGCCCGAGACGGTTCTGCCGCTTGATGGAGGTGAGGCATGGCGACGAATCTCTCTCAGGAAGTCGCCGACCTCGCTCGGCGAGTGGCGCTCGACCAGATCGAGCAGGACATCAAAAACAACGAAACTTTTGCAACGAAGACGGACGTGGAAGGAGCCTCGCAGACAACGGCGAGGCTTCTTGCTCTTGAGGCATCCGTGACCGAGCTCATCCGAAAAGTGTGGGTGCAGGAAAAGGTGGAGCCTCTGAGCCTTGCCGTCGCATCGGACAAGGGCGAGGACGCCTTCTCGGTGCGTCTTGCGGCCTTGGAGCAGAAAGTCGCGGAGCTTCGCGCGAAAGTGTGGGTGCAGGAAGCACTCGACTGATTTTTTGGGATCTGACACATGGCTACGAATCAGCTTCTTCCGTTCGGCATGGGCGAGTCGCCCAACCGCATTCCCTTTGAAGACTGGAACACCTTGCCCTCCCGCCTGACGGGATTTCAGAGCGGCATCGCCAGCTCTCAGCAGTTCAACTACATCTTGGCGCAGGGCGGCGTCGCAGGGTACATCCTTGCGCAGCTCATCGTGGAGCAACTCGCTCAGGATGCCACGCTGGAAAGCGCCGACACGCTGTATACGAATTTCAAGAGCGCACTCGCGAAGTTCATCCCGACAGGTATCGCAGACAAGTCCATCGCGACGGCCAAACTTGCGGATCTTGCCGTCACTGCCGCGAAGCTTGCCTCGAACTCGGTGCAGACCGCCAAGATCGTCGACAAGGCTGTCACCACCGCAAAGCTCGCGGACAGCGCCGTGACCGCCACACAGCTCGCGGACAGCGCCGTGACCGCCGCGAAGATCCTGTCCGGGACGATTACCTTCGACCGCCTCGCCTCCGCCGCCATCGCGACGAAGGAGGAGGCCGAAGCGGGCACGTCGAAGGTGAAGCTCATGACCCCTTGGGCTGTAGCGCAGGCCATCGCCGCGCTGATCCCTGCGGCAGTGCCGACGGGGATGATCCTGCCTTTCCTTGGCACGTCCGTCCCCGAAGGGTACCTGCTGTGCAACGGGTCGAACGTCAGCAGAACCACTTATGCCAATCTTTTCGAAGTCATCGGCACGAAGTGCGGCGCGGGCGACGGCTCGACGACCTTTACTTTGCCGAACCTGCATCGGAGGTTCGCGGAGTACACGACGACCACTTCGGAGGTCGGCAACGCAGTTTCGGCGGGGTTGCCAAACATCACGGGTAGCATCTATTGCCCCCGGGCTTTCCTTACCGACCCTGTGTGCGAGGGGGCTCTTTCTGGAACGGTAGGCAGTTCAAGCGCTTACCGCCTCTATTGGAGCACGTCTTATCAAAGCAGCACTCTCGAACTGGACGCCTCAAAGTCCTCGTCAACCTTCGGGAGAGCGTCGACCGTACAGCCCGATTCGATCAGGCTCCTTCCATGCATCAAAACTTGACGCAAGGCAACACTCGAAGCGATGCGGGCTGAACAGTTGTGCTTCCCCCGTAGATGGCGCTCTTTTCTAGGAGACAATCCACGTCGATTTCCGCTGCAGTATCCCAGCCGTTCGAGCCCGCTACCATGTAGTGGCCCGCGTAACTGTGATTGACTGGAATGGAAGTCTTTCCGCTGATGTTTGGGCGCCAAACATCACGGGTGAGTATCAAGGAGGTGATTCCCTGGAAGGATTTAGCTCTGGTGCTTTTTATTTCATGACGCCCACTAGCAGTGCAATTGGAGGTGGAAGTTACCGACTGGATAAAGGCGGCTTTGATGCCTCTCGCGTTTCGTCGCTTTTCGGATCCTCACAGACGGTCCAACCGCTTTCGGTTCGCCTTCTCCCTTGCATCAAAGCTTGATGCAGGGAAGTAGCATGAGAGCCGCAGGCTGAACTGTCTCAGAACCTCCATAGACGGATGAAACTAAGGAGGCATCAAACTGTTTTTCAATTGGGAAATATGCATTAATGGCATCCATACCCTTTCTCCGATCATTTCCAATATCAGTTACAGCACCTGTAGAAGCTTGGTCGGAAGCAGCGCCGTATTTCCAAGAACCCGTGATGTTTGGGCACGAAAAAGCATCAGATACGACTGTGATCTCAAGGGAGAGCCCCCTCTGAAAAAGAGAGGGCTGCCCCTTGCGGCGTCGTCACTCGCCGGAGACCGCTTCCCGCTCAGGCCAAGGGAAGCCGTCAAGCATCCCGGCACTTCGGGCACAGTGTGCGACGTGAGAGCTCCAGGCGCTCATGACAGAGCGGCGAGCCTCGAGGAAGTCCGAGCGTTGGTAGGCTCTTGACACCTGCGAGCCGACCGCGTGCGACAGGCACGCCTCGGCGACTTCAAAGGCCACGCCTGTGTCGGCGGCCCATGATCTCGCGATGGATCGAAGGCCGTGCGCGACGAGCTTGCCTTTTAGCTCGGTGCCGTGGAGGTACTTCGCCAAAGCCTGCGCGCTGACATGTGACCCTGCCTTTCGGCCGGAAAAGAGGAAGGCCGCGCGCGGGTGCGGCGACAGTCTTTGCTCTTCTTCGAGAAGGCGGAGCACGAAGGGCGTCAAGGGAACGCGATGCTCGCGCCCTTTTTTCATGGATGTCGCCGGGATGGTGAGCGTCGAGTCCTCGATCCAATCTTTGCGGATGGACGCGGCTTCGCCCGGTCGGAGCATTGTGGCGAGCTGAAAGAGGAATAGCACCTGCACTCGCCTCGGCGCGTCCGCCATGACACGCATGACGTGCGGAAGCTCCTTCCAGTGGACCGACGGCATGGGCGTCACGACTGGAGGCGCGAAGACGCGGCTCACTCTTTCGACGGGATTGTGCTCGATGAAGCCCGCACAGACCGCCAGGTCGAGGATCTCTCTGGTGCGCATGAGGACGCGCTTGAGCGTGGCTCTCTTTCCCGACTTGTCGAGCCCTTTGACTGTGTGGATGACGAGCGGGGCCGAGATCTCGTCGAGCTGGCGCGATCCGATCGGGCCGATTAGGTAGCGCTCGAGGCGGCGCTTTTCATCCTGGTAGGAAACGATGCGCCCTCTTTTGAGGCCGCACCAAAGCTTGAATGCGTCGCGAAGTGTGTACCCAGGAGGCGGATTTTGTCCCGCCTCCTTTTTCTTTCTCCGCGCAAGCTGACGGGCTTGCGCAAGAGTCAAAGCGGGGAAGTGCCCGAGAAAGTGATCTCGGACCTTTCCGTCTTTGGCGATCCGGAGGACAAAGCTTTTCGTCCCGGTGGGCTGGACCTTCACCGACAGCCCGCCACCAAGGGCCACGGTGAATCTTTTTTCTCGCGGCTTGAGCGCCGCAACTTTTCTTTCTGTGAGGTTTTTCATGGAATTCCTTGAGCTATATGCTTTTGACGAGGATGGCTTCTTCGAGGGGCCGATCCTTTTCCAGGTGATGGAGGGCGTATTCCCGCCCGACCGCACGACCCAGACCGCCCTTCCAGAGGATGCCGACCTCGAGAAGAATTTCTACCGTTGGGACGGCGAGAAGTGGGTCGCTGAAGCGAAGCCGACGAAGGTCGAGGACCTTCTCGGGATCGTCGTCTCTCACAAGTCGCAGACGGCGCATGACGAAGAGCTGCGCCAGCTCATCCAAAAGCTCGGCACGGCCGAGGGCTACCGAGTCGTGCGCGGAGAAGGAGACGACATGACTTGGGCGGTCGAGAAGATCCCCGAGGAAGAGATCGCCGCACAGGAAGCGGAGGCAGCGATCAGCGACTTCGACGCGCAGATGAGCTCGCTCAAGGAGCGGATGTCCTTGGCGATGCTTCAGGGCGACCAGGAGCAAGTGACGGCCCTGCAAGCCGAGTACCAAACCCTTATGACTGAAGGAGTGTGAAGATGGGAATCACGATCAAGCGCTACTGCCCCGCCTGTGGGTCTCAACTGGATGAAGAAGGAATTTGCATGCGTGCGTCCTGCCCGCGTCGCAAGCTTCAGCTCGACGCAAAGGCAAAGAAGGAAGCTGCGGAAAGGGAAAAGGCAAAGACGAAGTAAGGCGGAACCATGATCTACACCAAATGGGCGGCTCTGATAGGGCCGTCCTTTTTTATGGCCATCGTCGGGCGGCTTCTTGCGCCGATCCTTCCGCTCTTCGCAGATGAGAAAGGGTGGCTTCCAAAGTGGCTCTCTTGGTTCCAGACCCCGGACAACCCTTTGGACGGCGACGCGGGTCACTGGGAGCGGCATCCGGGGACGGACGCATGGGCTACCTACACCCGCCGCGTCGCATGGTGCTGGCGCAATGTCGCCTACGGCTTCGACATCGACATCTTGGGCGTCGAGGTCCGCTCGACCGACACGCTCGCCTTCGAGGGCGACCGCGACGTGGGCGCAAAGCCTCCTCGCTCTGGGTGGCAGTGGAAGCAAGTGAAGCGGGATGGGAAGACGGTCGCCTGGCAGCTCTACGGAGTAAAGCAGTACCGACTTTGGCCGCAGAGGTGCCTACGCGTCAATTTGGGGTGGAAGCTCTTCGACTTCGACGACGCGGTGACGGACCAAACGGTCCAGTGGACGGCTATGGTCAATCCCTTCTTCGGGACTGACACGGACGAATATAAGGAGTGAGTTATGGCAGAAAGCAAAACCGTCGAGCAGGCGATGCTCGAGCTGAAAGATGCGCAGGCGGCGGTGGACGCCGCGAAGCAGGATCTCGACTCTGCGGAGGCTGATCGGGCCGCCAAGGTCGAGGAAATCAAGAAGCTCATGGACGATCTCAAGGGGAAGGCCAAGGAGCTAGGTCTCGAGGTGGTCGCCTCCGTGGAGGAGGCGAAGCAGGCCGTGCAGGAAAAGCTCGACGAAGCCAAAGCCGAGTGGACCGCGACGGCGGCGGAGCACCCGAACGAGGCTCGCCGACAGGTACGGCTCGTCTGGGCCGTGCTCGGAACGGTGGCAGGGCTTGCGGTCGGCTTCGGCTGGGGCTACGTCTTCGGGAAATTTTTCTAAGGAGCTCTTATGTGCGCCTCTGACGAAAAGCCGCCGATTACGCGGTTCATCTCCACCGTGGCCTCGGGCACGGCCGCCGGGGGCGCAAAGGCCTCTCCCGGCATCATCGTGACCGGCTTGACCATCGCGGGCATCCGTCTCGAAGACTGGGTGACGATCTTGACTGGTATCTATCTAATCATTATGGCCATCGGAGCTCTCCCGAAGGGAATCGAAGGCCTGCGATACCTGGTCGCCTTAGCGCGAAAGGAGAAGAAGAAGTGAAAAAGAGGCTCGCAGTGGCGGGCCTTTCCCTTTCTGCGGTCGGTCTGCTGACGATCGCAAAGTGGGAAGGCTTTTCCGACCATGCTTACATCCCCGTCGCCGGGGATGTCCCTACCATCGGCTTCGGCTCGACGGAGGGCGTCCAGATGGGCGACACGATCACTGTGCCGAAGGCTCTTGATCGCCTCATGAGAGACGTGGGTGTCGCGGAAAGTGCGATCGGAAGATGTGTGAAAGTCCCTCTGTCGCAGGGAGAGTACGACGCCTTCACATCTTTCGCCTTCAATGTGGGCGGGGAGAGCTTTTGCACTTCGACGCTCGTGAAGAAGCTCAACGCAGGCGACTACGAAGGCGCGTGCAAAGAGCTGGAAATGTGGGTCTTCGTGCAGAAGCAAAGGGTCCAAGGCCTTGCGAATCGCCGCAAGGACGAGTTCCGGCTGTGCACGGATGAGTGACAGGCAAAGAAAAAGCCCGCCGAAGCGGGCTTTTGCCTTTGAGAAGCACCCCCACTTGCGTGGGGAAGGCTTTCACTGAAGAGTGAAGCCGATCGCTCTTCCTGGCTCAAGCGAACCTTTCAGAGCTTAGATAGAAACACCCCCGCTTTCGCGGGGAAAGACGGTTGATCAGGCCGTCTGTCCTCAAAGGACCCGCAAAGTTTAGCACGAGGTGGAGTTTCTGTGTCGTTCAGCTTCCGTCGTCCTCGGCGCGGATCGCTTCGATCTCGTGCTTGCTCTGGCGGTAAAAGTCCGCGCCCCACTCTTCGGGCGTGGTGCCGCGGACGATGATCTCGGGCTTCCAGTACCAGGGCGCAAACCACGGGTCGGAGCACTCGGCGTCGTCGCAATTCCCGCCGGCTTCCTCCCATCCGTCGACGAAGCGGTCCCTCTCTTCTTCCGAGAACTTGGTCGTGTCGACGGGGATCGCGATCGTGCCCGCCTTGATGCCGTCGAGCATCGTGCGAAGGAAGTCGCTTGAGCCAAGCTCCTTGAAAAGCGCGTTCTGCTCGGGGCTGAGTCGGACCGTGCGGGTGATGTGACCGGTAACCTTGCGGCCGGAACCTTCACGGGCGCCGCCGCGCGCGTGCGTCGCTTCTTCCTTGGTTTCTTCAGCTTCCGGGGCTTCGGCCTCTTCAGCTTCTGGGGCCTCGACGGTCACGTCGTCGACGAGCTCGACGTCGTAGGACTTGAGCATTTCAAAGAAGAAGCGAGCGGAACCGAACTTTTTGGCGTGGTTGTCGTAGTAGACGCCGTCGAGGGCACCAAAGACGCGGCGCATCTCGGAATTCGAGATCTCTTCTTCGCCGAAGGAGGCGTGCTTGATGTTCCCATTCGTATTTATGTGTAATTTATATAGATATATGTTATGATTGATCCTGTTTATAGTGCGGCTCCCGACCGTTATCA